CAGAGTTGGACAAATGCGACGCACTGGAAATGCGTAGGCGGCCTAAAAACCCCACACAGGTTCGAATCCTGTCCACTCCGAATCTTATGCAGAGTTTGTCTAATTGGTAAGGCGGCGCACTCGAAATGCGCTGGCGGTGAATAACCCCATGTAGGTTCGAGTCCTGCACTCTGCGAAAAAAAAAATCGAGGAAGTGGCAGAGCTGGTTTAATGCACCGACCTGCTAAGTCGGGGGTCGTCCCAAAAAGACGGCCCGAGGGTCCGAATCCCTCCTTCCTCGCCATTCATATGTGGGGTTGGCGGAGTCTGGCTTAACGCGGCGGTCCTGAACACCGCAGGGTGTAAAAGCCCCGGGGGTTCGAATCCCTCACCCCACGAAGAAATCAATCGGAGCCGTAGCTTAATTGGCTAAAGCGCTGCCCTGTCACGGCAGAGAGTGCGGGATCGTGGCCCGTCGGCTTCGCCATCTTATCCAAGGAGAACAAATGGGTAAACAAGTAAAAAAGGACGAAGAGTTGTCGTCCAAATACCGGGGCGTTAAAGTCAACGGTAAAAAGATGGATGCACATAGACATCTTATGGAGACGCTCATCGGACGTCCTTTGGATAAAGATGAAGTTGTGCATCATAGAGATGGAAATCCTCTCAATAATTCACCAGATAATCTGGTAGTTATGACGAGGAGTGAGCATACAAAGCTGCATATGAGAGATCTCCCAAACCTTCATACGCTTACACCAGAACAGCAGCGAGAAAACACCACTCGTGCTTGGGAGCGTGGTGTATTTGAACACCTTAAAAAGCCTGTAGTAGCTTTTAATAAGAGGACAGGTGAGCTGTTCAAAATATACAATTCATCAAAGGAAGCAGAAGCAGATGGATTCCTTTCGGGGCATATCGGTTCTTGTTGTAACGGTAAAAGAAAGTCTCATAAAGGAATGATCTGGAAACACCTGTCTGATTGTCCTGAATTGAGTGTTCCTTGAAAATTCATACTCGCGTAGCTCAGTTGGTTAGAGCAGAAGCCTTATAAGCCTCAGGTCGGTGGATCATGCCCACCCGCGAGTACCATTTTATATGTCCCTGTCGTCTAATCGGTTAGGACAGCTGGTTTTCAGCCAGCTAATCGGGGTTCGAGTCCCCGTGGGGATGCGTTGTGCTGGATGTGTAACTCAATTGGTTAGAGTACATGCCTGATACGCATGAAGTTGGAAGTTCGAGTCTTCCCATATCCACTTGGGCGGTTAGCTCAGTTGATTAGAGCACTTCGTTTACACCGAAGATGTCGGGGGTTTGAGTCCCTCACCGCCTACCAATTACTCGCACCCATAGCTCAATTGGATAGAGCATGTGGCTACGGACCACAAGGTTGGGAGTTCGAAGCTCTCTGGGTGCAAATGGTCCAGTGGTGTAACGGTAGCACGACAGGCTCTGGTCCTGTTAGTCATAGTCCGAATCTATGCTGGACTACCAATTTGGTCCGATAGCTCAGTTGGTTAGAGCATCTCCCTTTTAAGGAGAGGGTCCGGGGTCCGAGTCCCCGTCGGACCACCATGTGAGCCCATAGCTCAGTAGGATAGAGCAATTGCCTTCTAAGCAATGGGTCGAGGGTTCGAATCCCCCTGGGCTCGAATTAGTTCGATATGGCGACGTGGCGGAATGGCAGACGCGGTGAGCTCAAGTCTCACTGGAGAAATCCGTGCGGGTTCAAGTCCTGCCGTCGCCAATAACTCTTTCATGGCCCAGTAGCCGAATTGGCATAGGCATCGGTCTTAAGAACCGAGTTTTGTGGGTTCGACTCCCACCTGGGCTACGTCAATTTCCTCGTAACAAAAAGAAAGGATAGATCATGAAACATCTGATCACCCTCGCTGCTATTGCAGCAATCCTTACTGTTTCAGCCTGCAAGAAAGCTGAAAAGGTTGAGGAAACCGAGAAGCAGGAAACCGCAACCGAACAGGTTACGTAAGCTGCTCAGACTGCTGAAGTAACCGTTGGCGAGGCTGCTGAAGCGGTTAAGGCTGAATAAGCCGATGCTTCTACATTTCACAATGCTGGTGTGATTTGACCCACATCGTTGTCATAGTGATTGTACTCGTCTTCCCAGCGATGCAAACATGAAGCAAGCTCTGTTAAAGGCAAATGGGTATTGGCATGTATCCAAAAATCATATCCGCCGATTTTTCCATGTTGTTACGGCTTGAGCAACCTCCGTGCTGACGATATGATGCAACTTGCTAGTGAAATGTAGAACTTTAAAAGCTATACGCCAGAGTAGTACAACGGAAGTACAGTAGATTTGTAATCTTCAGACGAGGGTTCGATCTCCCTCCTCTGGCTCCAGATATGCACGTGTGGCGAAATTGGCAAACGCGACAGACCTAGGATCTGTTGCCGAAAGGCATGGGGGTTCGAGTCCCTCCACGTGCATTACCCTACAATATCTATAGGAGGTTATTATGAAAAAGATATTTATAGCAACACTATTGTTCTTTCTCGCACTGACGTTATTAGGATCGAGCCTGCAAAAGAATCTGGAGCAACTGTTACGAGACTCCAGCATAAATCTTACTACAGGTATCACTCTTCCTAAAGATCCAAAACCATTCAATCAATTCAACTACTCAGATATACCAGTACCAAACCAATATTATGAATACACCATAGACACGACGCCAGATGGCTATATAAGTCCATACAAGGCATGGTATGAACAAGACTTTGCCAGCGATCCGTTTGATGGCAGAATAGAAGTTCTTGTTATGGGAGAGCCGCTACCATCCGCATCCCAAACCATGATTCTAACTCTGGGTGTGCTGGCTATCTTGCTATACTGCAGGGACACCAAATGGAAACAATTAAAGACCCAATAAACTTGTTCTGGCTATGTATGCTACTGCATTTAATAGCTGATTACAACTTGCAGGGCATACTGGCAGATATGAAACAAAAAGGTTGGTGGAAGAAACAGGTTAAGAAGGTCTTTGGAAAAGGTCCGCTTGATACCATTCTACCACCAGGAACAAACATCGAAAACCATATCGAGCTGCCAACTTGGTATAACGATGATTGGATAGCCGGACTTCTGTGTCATGCTTTCATGTGGTCACTTGTCACTTTCCTTCCGATGATGCTGCTTGTGAGCTCTCGTTGGTTCAGTGGCATAATTATAGTGAATGCGTTTATACATGCTATAATTGACCATTTGAAGTGCAATCGCATAGGAACATTGAATTTATGTCAAGACCAGGTCCTACACGTAGGACAACTGATGATCACAGTATTGCTGGTCCACATAATAGCATGAGTGCCACTTAGGTGTGGCTAGATAGTGATAGAAACCACGCTCATGCACACTATGCCTAGTAGGGACGCAGCTGCAAATTCCCCGAACGGTACCCCGCTATGCCTCTTAACAATGCACAATCTTAGCGGGGATTTTTGTATATAAACAGTTGACTTTAGCCGATGATTCGTCGGCAAGTGGTAACCGCGCAGTGATTTTAAGAACATCACCTTATAGCGCGACCGCTCTATGGGACCGCACGCTATTGATTTCCAATCAACTATCGTGCGGGCCCATTATCGCTTGATTATTAACATTACCGTCGGGCATTTTGGCTTCCTGACAGAAGCCACAACCCGACGGTTCACGCTAATAATTATGTGCGACATCGCCGAATTCCTCGTGACCCCGGGAATTCGGCGATGCTTACATACCTGAAGACCCAGAAAGGCGCCTTCAGGCATGCTGCCTACCAGGCGCCTGAATAGGTCTTCAGGGTATCGCTAGTGCTAGAACTGTTTAACATTGTGATTTGAATTAGCATGCGTTGCGCATGCATCGGCTGCTCGGCATCCAATATTTGAGATCTATTGGAAGCGCTGACACCCACGAAGATCCAGGATCCTGACAAGTACAGGTTACCGCCTCCGAACCCTCCACGCAGCCTATCAGGTCCTGCAGACTCAGCGCCAGCAGAGCGTGCTGGCTCTAGAAGTCATGCAGGACCTGGATCACGCTGCATCGGAGGACGGAGGAGGACCTGTACAAAGTCAGGATCCTGGATCTCGCAGTTTAAGTGACATCCAGACTTACTCCGGATACAAGGGAGATGACTACCAGAGTCACAGGATCTCTCCCAGCCGGCCAGAACGCTGGCCGGCTGGAGAGGATCCCAGACTCTGGTTTATGCTGCTAAGCTTTAGCTGAGCAGCATAACCATCATCTCTTTATCCTCGTATCCGGACCGTCTGATGTCCCTTTCAGCTAAATAAAGAAATCACGCAAAATAATCATTTGACAAAGCAAGCGTTTCGCTTGCACTAGGCACGACACTGGACTAATAAAAGAACTGTCGCAGCTTTCGAAGCCGTCCCGTGCGAGGCCCAAGTCGGAACGGCACTGCAGTTCCCAATAAATGGTTACTGCAGTGCCTTACCGCCTCTGGCCCGCACGGGACGGCGTCTGAAATGGAAGGTGAACGCTCTATGGTCTCACATCCTTCCAGGATGAGAGACCAACCGCGTAAACCTTCCCTTCGACGCAAAAGCAAGAAATGATTATCTTCAATATAACCGAGTAATCCGGTCTGGCAAACAGCCAACACCACTAGATGAAACGTTATGTTGAATCAAGTGCAATGCAGCTGATGGTGGGGCGTGCAATATCGTCTTATACGGCAACGGCCATCACCTGCGTTGCCCTGTGTTGATACTGCAAGCGTTGCGCTTGCGCTATACCCACACGGTATAGAATTTTTCAAGCATAAAGAACACAGGAACTCACACTAAGGATTTGAAAACGTATGCGTTTCGCATACAACGTCATTCCCGAGAAATTCTTTCTTAGAAAATACTCTCGTGACGTCATTGAATTGTTTTAATGCATGCACTAGTCAGCGCTTACTGACAAACAGAGCTGTTCATCACTAAGCTCGACAATTGCATGCATTAAATTCAATTCACAACTTTCACCCGGTAGAAGACTGGTCTACTGTACAATTAACAACATAAGACCGAGCTCCATTCTGTGGCTTACATTCGTGCGCCACAGAATGGACTCGGCTCTTAAGTTGTTAATTACACAGCTATCCTCAGTCTTCTTAACCGGGCTCACACTATGTATAGAAATCCTATCGATCTGTTTGACTCAGCATGCGCTACGCATGCAATAAATTGTCTGGACCTGAATACAATAGAAGTCGATGGCCGCAGACAGTTTACTAATGCAAAAGTTTCTGGTCTCTTGATGCTGGTTAGCACCAGCATCGAGATCGATTGCAAGTGCAGCTCGCCGCCATACAGCCCGCAGGGCTTCCAGCCTTCACCTTAGGCGTGCACGATCAGGAGGCTCGACAGGCTCGTCCTCCATCAAGTGCTCCGCCACCGGTTCGGCAGGCAGCCCGCTGGGCTTCCTGGCCGCCAGCTGCAGCAATCTCCAGAGACTTCTGTATTGCCTATCGACTAAGAAACAGAATTTAGCAGTTGAACTTGTACGCGTTTCGCGTACACCTAGTGGCTGACAACACCATAAGGAAATTAAAGATTAAGTTGTCTTTCCCAACCGAAAGACCTTGATCTTACAAATCCTTTCCGGTTAAAGCAACTACGCATAAGCTTACGACTGTAAAGTCAATATACGACCTAAAGGTCGTCCATAACTTTACAGTGCTACAGCTTATGAGTAGATTGTAACCGAGGATTTGTGATCAGAACATCTTTAGAACTGCTGGGGACTTATCCCCGGCTCACGCTACACAATTTTTCAGCGTCTGCCGGTATCTTAAGTCCCATTTTTTTACGTTGCGCAACAGCTTCACAAATTCTGGCTTTGAAGTCTGTACCGATGTCCATCATAGTATCCCAACCTTTAATACCGAGCTTGGCATACTGATAAACCATATCCATCCAAGCTAAATACTTGGCTGTAGCCTTCTCAAGTGTAAAAATAACGTCACGCTGTCCATTTCGACCACGCAACACTATGTTTCCATTTAGTGCCTCCAGACATTTAATACCATCGAACGTCATTGTGGCATTTGTAAGACCAGCATAGACGTCAGCACCTTTATCTGTTTTAAGCCCACGTATGCGCCCATAAGCATCTTCTTCGCCGGTTGGTTGCTGATTGATGTCGAATTTATTTTCGGTATCGTCCATAATAACTCCTTAGAAATAAGTGTCAAAATCTGGTTGTATTACTGCTGCATTCATATTACAAGCATCTTGAAAACGTTGAAAGTCGGCACGTGGACCAAATACATCATCAGGTAATGTAAACTCGTCATTGGCGAGCTTTGATGTATCATACTTTTTGCCAATTTGTAGAACAGCACCATGGCTATCATATATCTGATTACAGCCAAAATTGACAGCGTGTGCGAAATCGTCTGGAACACCAGTCTTCTTGATAATGATACAAACTGTGTCATTACTGCGCGTAACACGAGGATCCTCACGTAGTGCTAGGAAATCTCGTGCATAGGCTTCTGGATCATCATGTTTAAAGTGTGGGAAACGCAAACGTTGTTGTTTGATAGCGGCGGCACACATAGCCAGTGACCGGCTCTTTTCAAGATTGTAGTATGTATAGTCATATTCACGTGTTGCTTTGGATAGCGTCATTATATCGCCACCGCGAGGACCGGAATACTGAATAGGACAAACGATTAATCCTGGTATATCCATCAAACCCTGATGTTTCATAATCTCGGTTCTGACAAAGCCGGCACCACCATTATCGAAAGCAAATGCATTTGCATCGGTACCACGTATCCAGCGCATGATAATATCAGCCTCTTGCGTAGGTGTAAGACCTTTCTTGATACGCTCGCCATATAGGATATCAATAGTCTGCCCATCTTTGCGTAGCCCAAGCACAGCAAAGGCTGTATAGGAGTCGGTCAACATACCGCCACCTGACCAGTCACAACCAACAGTTATGTAGGAATAATTATGACGGACCTTTGCGACGTCAGAAGGTTTAGTTATTTCAACTGGTTTGCCGTTTCTGTCTAACGCATCATATTCTGCGTTAATAAGATCACTCAATGTTAGAGGGCTCGTAGCAGCATCATATGGCCACCCAAGAACTTCATTGTAAAGAGCTACTTCTTGATAGGTATTAACCTTATCTAAGATGCGGCTCCATTTAGTGTCATTTATGCTATGCAATGGGTGTGTAATCTGACTGAAGTGATAACCAGGGAATGTTAGCATTCTATCGGGGAAGCTATGAACATAGCCACCAGCTTCGGGTCTAACAGGTCTACCACATTTAGCGCAAATAGGACCATGTTTTCCTATCATTTTCAAAAGGTCTTGTTCTGGATTAGGAACGTTAAAATGATTACAAGCATCGCACTTTATAATCCACTCAGCCTTAGACGATCTATCCCAAA